TGCCCAGTGCCGGTCCCTGTACCTGTCCCGGTGCCCGTCCCTGTACCAGTCCCGGTTCCTGTACCAGTCCCGGTGCCTGTCCCAGTGCCAGTCCCGGTTCCTGTTCCCGTACCTGTTCCCGTGCCAGCTCCGGTTCCTGCTCCAGTGCCTGCGCCGGTTCCTGTCCCGGTGCCTTCTCCGGTATCAATTTCACTGCCAGTATCAGCGCCGGCCTCGTCATCAACGATGATGATTTCTTCGCCAGTGTCTTCTCCAGTGCCGATGTCCTCGCCAGTACCAGCATCTGTGCCGGCCCCGGTATCAGTCCCAAAATCATCAGGCGTGACGATGACCACCGCGTCCTCGGGCTCGTCTTCCGCGACATCCTCCGGCTCTTCCGCAGGCTCTTCGACGGGGACAGCGTCGTTGTTACCGCCGGCATCAAATCTATCGCCAACCTTGATCCCCTCCGGAACAGTGGGGTCGTAGACAACCGCTCCGGTAGCGACGTCCGTGAATATCCCCTCACCGTCGTAGCGCCATGGGCCATTGCGCAACCAGCCGTCTTCAATGATCCGATCATTAACGACCGAATCCGCCGTATCAGTGTCGGCGTCCTCAACCCCCGCATTAGCATCTACATACTTCTCGCCGATAATGAGGTTCGGAGACGGGTTGCGGTCTCGCATTACCTTGCCGGGATCGCCCTCGGATCTGAAAATACCTTCGCCAGTATTAGGATCGACCCCCTCATAAACCCAGCCCCGGCCTGAACCAGCGTCAGGCTGCCAGTTCCCAAGATCGCTATCGCCATAATCTTGATTGGCCCTTTCTTCAGCCGCCTTGCGCTCAGCTTCTGCTTTAGCTTCAGCGGCCTCTCGCTCAGCTTTTGCCTTAGCCTCGGCATCTCGCTTGCGCTGAGCCTCAGCTTCAGCTTCTGCCTTAGCTTTCGCTTCAGCCTCCGCCCTGGCCTTGGCTTCGGCCGCCTCGCGCTCAGCTTTGGCCTTGGCTTCTGCGTCACGCTTTCTCTTGGCCTCGGCCTCAGCATCGGCTTTAGCTTTAGCCTCGGCTTCTGCTTTAGCCTTGGCTTCAGCTTCTTGTCTCTGACGCTCGCGCTCGGCTGCAGCCCTCTCTTGGCGCTGTCGCTCGGCTTCCTCTTCTTGCTCGATTCGGTCGATCTCGTCCTGGGAGATGACCGGGGCGCCGATATCTACGCCCGGAGCCTCCGGAGCGCGAGGCGCTTCGGTTGGGATGCTGACCACGTCGATCTGGCCAGGGAGCTGCGGGGTATAGCCTGGGCGCTCGTCTCGCGCTTCCATGTATTCACGCGCCGCGTTGACGATTGGGGACCGAGCAACATCTGCTACGGTCCCGAGGACGTCTAGGACGCCACCAGCGCGGCTTGCCGTGTCAGCCACAGACGCCCCGGTGCTAGCGGTATCCGCTAGCGAGGCAATGCCCGAGGTGGTGCCTGCTTGGCCTGCTGCCTGCAATGCGCCTTGCCCAAAGCCGCCCAGGGCGCCCGTGAGCGCGCCCTTAACCGGATCCTGGCCAGTGGCGGCCGCCAGCCCAGACCCCAGGGCAGCCCCGGTTGCCGCCGATGCAAGCGCGCCGCCACCCAGAGCGCCGGCCAAGCCCGCCGCTGCGCCAGGGACAAAGGGAGCCGCAAGCCCGGCGATAGCAGCCTTGATCTCGGGACGCACGGTGTTTCGGTAAGCGACGTTCTCCGGCAGGTTCCTGAACTCAGCCAAGTCGGCGACGCTTTGCTGATATTCAGCCATGGTCTGGCCGCCTGGGCCCACGTCCGTGCTGACGCCTTGCGCATCACGGGCCGCAAGAATCATGCGATCCATGTCCGGGTCGCCGGTGAGCTCCTGCGCTGCCAGCCCCGTTGCGCCAGAAACGCTAGGTGCGGGCCGAGAGGTAGACGCGACGGTTGGCGAAGGCGCAGGGGCGGAGGAACGAGCAGAAGGGCTCTGATTAACGGCTGCTGCAATGCGAGCAGCGGTTGCAAGCTGATCCTCTATGGAATTGATAGCAGGCGCTGGGGCTTGGTTCTCGGCTGCCCTTCTTGCGGCAGCGATAGCCTCCGGTGTGAGCCTATTCACAGCGGAAGCCACCTGATTCACTAACCCTAGATTTGAAGCGCCGCCGAGGTTGATGGGAGCAAATGGTAGTCCGCCAATACCGGCAGAGCCAAGATTGATATTAAAATTAGAAGCTCTTTGGCCAACTCCAAAAGCTGAGCTAGGACCATAGCCAAAAGATCCGCCCAGGTTGCCAATGCCGCTACCGGAAAGCATGTCTGTTCTCCTTTCTGGCGGCGTTCATCATGGCGTCGTCACCGTCACTGAGCCGAGGCTGCTCACAATCGACACCCCGGTTGGGTAAGTTTGATGCTCGTACAGGTTCCGCCACTGGGTGCCATCGAAAGCCTGGTGAATCATGTTCGTGGTGTTGAAGATGATCGACCCAGTCGAAAACTGTAGCGAGTCCCTCTCGTCCAGATTGTAGTGCGCCGAGAACGAAGGGTCGAATGCCCCCAGGTTGATCTCAAGCACCCGCACCAGGCGGTTAAAGGTGTCCCCTGACACGGTCTGCCCCTGTGCCAGCGGGAGCCGTGTCGGCAGCAGCTTGCTCATCGGCGGCCGCTCGCCTGTATGTCGACCCTAGTCGCGCCCAGGCGCCACTTATACCCTTTCTGGTCTAGCGACGAGGCGTCGTCATCGGACTCAAAGCGCAGGGCCATCTGCCGCGCGCGCGTGCGCACGTTCTTGAATGCTGTGCTCTGCGTGATCTGGGACGTCGAGTCCGTGACCAAGGCTTCGCCCGGGTAGTTACGACGCTTCAGGACGATGTTCATGGCCGGGGTGTTCGATATCGCCGGATCCACCGTGAAGGCCATGTCCGGGATGATCTTCCGCACGAAGGCGAACTGCTCGCCGTCGGCGATGTCGATATCGGCAGACTCGATGAAGACCCCTGTCATGGGATCGCCATCGGCGTCGAAGCCGTTCTCGTGCTCGACCAAGCAATAGTCGCCATCCATGGTCAGCGCGGCCAGGGGCAGGTCATTGATTCCGGCGTCGACCCAGGCGTAGCGGGTCAGCTTGCCGATGCTCCAGGCTTGGTCGAGGTAGTTGTAGGTGACGTAGCGGCTGATCTCGCCCGTGTCGTCCTCGATCGACGGGTAGAAGAACCAGATCTCGTTATAGGCGCTGTTCACGCCCATAACGCACTTGAAGGCCTGGCTCAGGTCGAGGTCATTGAAGACGTACTCTTGAACCGTGCAGCGCAGGCGCTGGACGGCGCCGTTGTAAAAAAAGAAGCCGTTCTTGGATGCAAAGAAGACCCCAGTCGGGGCATTGGCCATGGCCTTGGGGCCAATCAGGCCCGCGCCTTCGTTCACCAGGTTCACGGCGAAGGTCAGCGGGGGGCCGATGAACTGCATCGAGTAAAGGCTGGTGTCGGTCCAGATCAGGACCTCCTGCCGGCTCTTCAGGCCACCGACGATGAAGGACCCGCTCGATAGACGCACAGAGCCCGCGCTGTTGGTCGCCGTGGGCTCAAACTGGAGCTCGTCCTCCTGGTCGGAGAAGGCCACCAGCATGGGGTCCAGGGTGCCCGTGCGGGCGCCGCCAGAGATCGGATCCGCGCCCAGCACGATGAGGTGCCGGTCGGTCTCGGAGGTGATCACCTGCAGGCCCACCGTGGGCACCAGGTTGGCGCCGGATATCTGCGAGAGCTCTTCGGCACGCACCGTCACGCCGCTGTTCTCGACCCAGCGATAAATCCCCGCTCCGCGCGGGTTCATGATCAGGTTCTCGCCGTAATTGTCATGGGTCCAGAGCCGCAGCTGGTTCACCGCGGAGATGGCCGAGGCAGAGCCAAAACCACCAGCGCCCCAAACCCCTACGCCCCAGCCAGAGCTCGACACATAGGTGTCCAGGCCCACATTGATCTGGTACTCGCCCACGACGCTCGCACCGCCGTTGCCGGTATCGGACCCGTCTGCCGTGACCGTGGCGCCCGAGGTGTCCTTGGCGATGATCTCGTAGCTGTCGACGTCGATGATCGCCGAGATCTGATATTCCTGATTCAGGACCGTGTCGGTAATGTTCCCGCCCAGGGTCACCGCGCCGGAGAAGGTCACGAAATCATTGACCACCGCGCCGTGGGCCGTGTCGCTCACGGTGATGGTCGAGGATCCGTTGGTGGCGGCGAAGGTCACATCGCCCGCGGCGGTGGTGCTGCGGATGGGGGTGACGTCGTAATAGGTCTGGCCCTGCTCGACGTAGTATTTCCACGTCGTGCCGACGCCGTTGTAGCGCGTTCCGCCCAGGGAGAGCCAGGGGTGGATTGCCCTGGGGGTGCCTTCGACGCTGTCGGTGCCGAATTTTTGCCAGCCGCCGATCTTCTCCACGCGACCCTTGCGGAAGCGGACTAGGTTTCCGTCAACCCAGCCCCCTTCTGCAGCGTAGTCCGTGGACTCTTTAACGATCCCCGGTTGGAACTCCAGCTTTGACAGCGGCATGGGGCATTATGCCAGCCGGATGATCGCGCCCGTCGCGGTCGGCGTCGGGAACACAATCGTGAAGTCACCCGCCGTGCTGGTCTTGTCCCCGCCAAAGTCGATCGCGGCCACCGCCTTGTCTGCATCGGTGCTGTTGTAGATCAGGCAGCCCCGGGCGGTGATCGTCGCCGTGGAGAAGGTTAGGTCTGCAAAGTCGACGACCGCCGTCGTGCCCGTTGCGAAGGGCGTGATGTTGGTCAGGTTGCCGCCGCCGGCGCTGTAATTCGTGCCCGTGGCTTCACCGGCCGTGGTGTAGGCAGTGGTCGAGGCCCCGAGCGTCGCAGAGCTCGTGTAGAGCGCCAGCTTAAACAGGTCCCCGCCGGTGGCGAAGTTGTGCGTGCCGACGAGCAGCTCTTGCTTGAAGGACGTGCAAATTGCGGAGGTGATGGCCATTTCAAAGCTCCCGAATGATCTGCGCCAAATCGTTTATCCCGCGCGCCCTCATCTGATTGCTCAGGGTAACACGGTCTGAGCGGATGGCGCTCCGCATCTCGGCCAATATTACCGCGTAGATCCTGTCCCGGAAAGCCAACGCCTGCTTGCGAATGTGCGGGTCCGCATTGGCAGAGATCCCGCAGATCTTCTTCGTGGCCTGCTCCGCCCAGAACTCGGGGTCGTGCCCCTTGTTCTGGGTCGTGGAGACCATGACGTTGCCCAGCTTCGGGCCTGATTGCCCCGGGATCATCCTCGGTAGGGCTCCGGGGCCTTGGCCACCTTCACGAGCTCGATCTCGCGCTCCTGGATGACCTTGCTCAGCTGGGACCGGGGGCAGAGCACCCACTCGTCCTGGTGCGGCATGGCCACGATAGGATCTTCCAACCTATGGTAGCCATAGAGACGCTCGGTCACGCCCACGTTGCTGTCGAGCAGGCTCGACCGCGGCGAGGCACCGATGCCGATCTTGTTCTCCAGGCACTTGGAGATCCAGAACTCGACGCAGGCCCGGCCGGCCTCGGCGAAGTGGAGGTTGTGGCTGTAGCTGAAGTCGACCCCGAACAGGTCGATGTGCGCGACCTCCTGCCAGTAGGCATAGGCCACCGCATAGGCCACGGTGTTATTTAGATATGCGCATTTGGCATAAGTGACCACCTCAGCCAGCGGATACTCCACGGCCCCTGGCACCCGCTCGTCGAGCTCGCAGGTGTAGATGGGCCCCGGATGCACCGGGAGCAGCTTGCGCATGATCTCCGTCTGGTTGCCCGCGTCCTCGGTGTCGAGATAGCGGGAGGGCGGGTCGAGCATGAAGACCCGGTCACACTGACGGTAGACCGCCAGCGCCGAGTTGATGCACCACACCTCGTCCCACTGCTTGCTGTTTTCTAGCCCGATCACGAAGTCAATCTGGGAGGATCCCAGGGCAACGATCGCGACCTTCTTCCCCTTTAGGCCCGGATCTTTCTCCTGCATCAAGACACTCCAGTTCTCAATAGGTCGTAGCGGTACTCGTCCCGGGTCCCGCGGCCCTCGCTCAGGTTCTTCATCCGCAGCACGGCTTCCTTGAAGCGGCCCTCGACCATCGCGATCACGTCCGGGGGCTCTTTCAGGAAGATCGTCGCCTCGGCCAAGGTTCCGTAAAGCAAAGCCTCGGGGTAGTCGGTGGAGAGCAGGGTCGTCCCTGAATCACCGCCCTGGGTCAACGAGTTCGGTTTGTAGAGGTAATGGAGCTCGATGTCATAGTCAGCGTCAGGCACCGGAGACAGCTCGAAGGCGAGCTCATCAAACTGGCTGTAATACTTCGGCCGCCCGCGGGTAGTCTGCCCGGGGGCATATTGCTTGATGAAGCTCGGGTGCTTGAAGAGCAGGTAGTGATACCGGCCACTGTCGATCACCGCCAGGCTGAAGGGGGCGTAGAAGTCCGTCGGCGTGGCGAGGAAACGATTGTTCTGGGACACGTTGGCGGTCACGTTCTTGCGCTGCTCGGGGAGCTGCACAAGCTTGAAGATCCGCGCCTCCGCGTTCTGGATCATCTCATCCAGGTTGTCGTTGAACGTCGTCTCATCGACCTGCAGCCAGTCCTGCACGGCCGTCTTCAGCGAGGCTAAGGTGTAGCTCATGATGTGGTTACCTCCACCGCGCCGACATTACAGGAGACTGCAAAAGTTTGCAAAATTGTGCCCAGTTTTCCATCCCCGACGTTCGTGTACACGAGCGGGAATGCCGTCAGAT